CCTCGACATCAGCTATATCGGCTGTGTATTCGATGGTTATTCCATCCTCAGTATAGCCGAATAGATTTGCTGGCGCGGCGTGACCAGCCACATCCCAATAAAGCGCCCCCACTCCCACTATAACATCTGCTACAACTGCCATTTTTACCTCCTATATTTTAACTTGCGTTGTCTACCCTTATTGCTGAATACCGAACATTCACATCGGTATCCGAATCGGGTTCGAATTTAACATATCCACTACTGTCGTTGAACAATGCCGGTAAAAGCGGTCCAATAATCGAAGTCTGTAATGCCCCCACTAATGGGGTTAATGTCTCAAGTCTTCCGTATCTATCCCTGTAAGTTACGAAGGTCAATGTTACTTCAGGGGCACTCGGACCGAGTTTGGCACCAGCCATGCCGGGTTCCACATCATAATCATCACCGTCTAAAACAATAGTATCGATATTGCATTCGCGGGGTTGCGGTAATTGTTCCCAGAGTTCAAACCTGACCCTTTCCAGTACATAATTGGCTACGCCATCTCCTGTGCCTGCTTCTGCCGCATCCCACACAATCACGACATCAGTCGCCAAGTCACTGAGAAGACCTGGTGCGAAATCCGCAGCACCACTTGCGTCAGGCGTCCTTCCACCGTATATACGTCCTGTAGCACCCGTTAGGGTCACTTGGGCAAAAGCACCACCCGCCCCAGCATTACCCTGTAATGGGAAAGTGGTTACCTCTATCCACCCGTGGTCAGCACCCATAGCAAAACTAACGGGGTCTTGAAAGCGGAATTCCCATTGTGCATAGTTTCCTGGCCCGCCGGTACTGCAGACATGATAGAAACTATACTCTGTAGGAGCACCGGCAACGACATTAGTGCAGAATTCTCCGAATGTTATCCTCTTTGTCGGGTCAAATTGAAAATGGATACTGCTATCGCCAGCACCGGCCTTTGCGAGTTCTACTGAATAATCCCCCGCCTGTTGCATAACTGTATCCCATTTTGCCGTCTGGGTCCCAGTCTCTGCCGTGGCATTTTCAACTATCAGAATGGTTTTACCGTCATTGAGAAACTTCATCCCCTGGTCGCCTACTAATGCTGTGGTGTCCCATATAGCCCCCCTTGAATCCGAATCATAAATCCCTGCCTTCACTGCTTTCGCTACTACTAATTCCTGATAAGCCATTATTTACCTCCCCTGAACAATTCTTCATAGTATTTGGCTTTCGCCGGTATCTCAACTATTTCGACCTTCTTTTCTTTTTTCTTTTTCACATTCCCCGACCTCCTGTTTTAATTAAAAAGGCGAGCCTACGCCCACCTATAGCAAAGTATTAAAATATTATTTAATGCCCATAGATTTGGCTCTCAATGCGTCTCATTAACTTGCTGGCTGATTAACAGGGATTTTTCACCCACGGAATCACTTGGCCGATATACCTGTATGGCGAGTTTTAGTTCCTCGCACTCTTTTCGGCACCAGCAAGTTACTCGGCCCGTATCATTATGCTAAAGAATGTCAACACTCGGAAATACTTTTGAATCTCTAAATCCACCAAATCAACACCCTGGACCTCTTCTATTGCTGATAGAATCATATAAGCCCCTACAATCACATTCTGAACACCTTGAAGTGCGTCATATAAAGCCCGATATACATTTCTAGCCATTACCGACCCACTAATAGGGACAACGGCAGCGGGAGCGTCTGTTGCCCAGCAATCGAACTGAACTGAGGGAGTTATTATCCCTGGGATGTAAGGCGTTGAAGCCCCGCCCCTGGTAAATAAAGTGACGTATGGCGTTGATTCACCAGCCCCGTCAAGTAAGACTATATTCTCAGGTGCCCTGGGACAGTAGATTCTTTCACCCACCAGACCGATAAGCCGATTACACGCTGGTGAGGCGGTGTTCAGATATTGTATTATGATTGCGTTTGTATCATCTATTGCCATTATTCTCCGTTAGAATTGTTAAGTATAGTAACACCAAATGTAAGGTATTGTTAGCTGTTATAACATTTTATCAACCCAAATGCGCCTTTATATTCTTGGGTAGATTCTTCATATTTTTATCTAATGCGGGTTTGAAATAGGGTTGTGCTGGTATTGTCGCTGTTCCTGTTTCCAAATATCCGCCATAACCTGAAGTGGAATAGACAGCCCCCTCTCCCTCTTTTTGGGCAACTTCCTTATCAGGTCCGACTTCATATTTAATTGACCTCATGTTATTACCTGTCAGAACTGGGCTACCCTTGATAACATCGTTAGCTATATCTACCACTACATCCTTTATGCCAAGTTGAAATGCCTTCTTGACCTTATCCTGAACTTCTTTTGTCTTGAGATTGACTTTCAAATCAGCCGTTATCTTCATCTAACCAACCTCACTAGACATTCCTTGTGGTGACTTGTGGAACTGTCCTGTAGGTCCTTGACGAATAAAATCTCGTATGTTAATGCTGGAACATACGCACTCCCCACTAACCAGGCCGAACCATATCCCGGACCGACAGCACCCCAGTAAGTCAAATAATTCACGCCATCAGTGGGTCTATCTAAAAGTGTTGCCGTGTGTTTAGCAATACAGACATATTCATTGGTGTCTGTCCCTATCACAATACTACTGGCAAGCAACACTACAACCCTATCCTGTTCGTTAATAATCACGTCTTGGAGAAAGAGTTTGTAGTCAGCAATGACAACTTCAGCGCCGACAAGGACCTCCACGCCTTTAATAGCCATCAATCTACACGGTATATCATCCAGACCGTCAACCGCAGCCCACGTTTTGGCAGGATGTCCATAGACATCTGGAAGACCGATTGTATATCGTAATACGGCAGCCCAGTTGGGTAACAGGGAATTATAGCTCATTCCACTTCCTCGTTATCTTCTACTCCCGACAAATTCCACTCGGATATTTCCTGAATAGGAGCTTCTTTAACCTCGTCCTCATATTCCTTCTTGAGTTTGTTCATGTTGGCGATTGTTTCTCTTGTATAGGAATAGTCACCTATCTTTTCACTCTTGAAATCTCTTGTAAGTGAGCCTATCCACGCCCCCAAAGCGAGGGCGGCAGCTAGGGTGATGTTGCCTCCAGCCTGAGTTAAGAACTCCTGTAATTCTTCATCATTGAAATGGGCATCTGTAGTGGGGAGAATATCGGTATCCCCTATCTTCAATCGAAGTCTAGCTATGTCATCAAACGGGGTTGTGTTATAAGTCCATGTTGCCATATTATCTCCTTAATGCGTGTGCGCCCTAAAATGAATCGTGCAAGTATCAGCCACAGCCGTCTCAGTTTTCATTCGATAGTAAATCAACTGACCTGCTGGAAATGGGGGAGCCCAGAATCTATCCTGAATATGAGCCGCTTGGAATTTACCGACTCCAGCAAATCTTCCCGATGTGATTGGAATTTTGGCAGCACCCCAGGCCACCTCATACATATAAACTGCGGCGGCATCGCTTATTGTCTCAGTCAACATGGATGTAATATGCCCTTCATTTGTAGCAAAGGAAGCTGATAGTTTGGTAGCTCCGCTATCCGCTATCTCCGTCCAGTTGCTCCAGGTATTCGCATTGGCATGAGCCGTGAAAGTGCAGGTCAAATTAGTATCTGAAGGGAATATGAAAGTTATATGTTGAGTAGCATCATCGGTATCCTGAAGTCTTCTAGTTTTATCTATCATAGAAACCACCTCACTGAACGTTCGTACATCCACCGACCATCAGCTTCAGTCAATTCTCTAGCCCATACCCTCGGCCTCCAGAACATGCCCTTGTGCAGATTAAAGGGGCCGGGGTTAGCGCCGATGTTAAGATTTGCGGCACATGCTTCAGGGTCGATTAAAACATCGCTGGTCGTAGTGAGAGCAGTGAAGTCACCCGGGGGAGTGCCACGATAGAATTGTCCGCTTGTCCCAGACCGGGTAACTAAAAGAAAATGCCATGCGTTATAAGTCCAACCCCCCGAATAACATCCCGTCCTTGCTGTAGCTCCAGCCGAATGATGATGGCGTAATGTCATTAGTAAGTTTGAATAGTGGTATAGTTCCCATCCGTTATTATCAAGCACAAAACGGTTTATCAATTCCTGAGATGGGTCGCCACTTTGTAAATACCACCATCCGGCAATACTGTAATCCCCTGAAGTGAAATCCATGTCTCCGGTATCAGCTCCCAGACTCCATAGATAGTCGGCAACACCATCAAGAGTAAGAACACCCAAATATGAATCAAGAGTTGTCCAGGCAGGGGAGCTCACCAAAGTAATGGGATGATGAAGTGGTGCTACATCTTGAGTACGAATTGTCCCACTCATCTCTCGTAAAGGAAGGTCTAACCTGATATCCCTGTTTATGTCTAAATCATCATAATGTACGCTCATGGATGCACCTCATAAAAGACTTCCCAATCGTAGGCTCTGTGTGTTCCGATTGCGGTGTTTTGAATTGATACCCTGACTCCGTATCGATTAGGCTCGAGGTCTATATTGATAAGTTTAGGGCTAACTACCCCCACATAAGTCACCGTATCCTGTAAAATCAAAGCAGAACCACCAACAGGAGAGATGCGGTAATAAGTTTTCAACACAGTCGTCTCGGTAACTGTCTGATTGGTGAAGTCTATCTTGACACATACAGGTCTGAACACACCTGCTGGAGCGTTGTTGATATAAATAGTCTGCTCGGCGCCGGTAGTTGTTAATGAACCGCCCGTCTCTTCTAAGACGGGCTCGGCATCGGTGACTTCCCGAATAGCGTCAGTATCTTCATAGATTTCATCACAGAGAGCATTAATGATAACTATGAGAGACAATATATAGGTGTCGTCATAAACATTATGTGTACCTTCACCGCTCATGGCAAAACCCCCTCATCAATAGATAAAGCAGCATCTCCGCTTAGGCTTATGGCATTAATAACCCCTGTGAATAAGTTGTTAGTCCCTATATGGTAAGAGCTTCCGTATGCTGTCAGGGTTATACCGGCGCCTAAGACAGCAACATTACCCCTTGAAAGAGATATTGCTTCACTGGGGTCGCTGACATTTATTATGTCAGCATCAACCCTTCTTTCATTGGCAACCAACACAGGACCAGAAGCGGCAGGTGCTATGGCGGCCGTAGGGTTTGCGCTTGGTATTGGAAATATTGTTGGGTCAGGCATAATTTTCTCCTAACACGGATATACGTTATATACTTCCCAATATCTTATCCGCTTTTGATTAAAAATACATTTATTTATCTGGCATTTATTACCTAACAAATTTTGGCATACCTGGAACTGGCACAATCCCACATTATAGGGTGTCATTCCGTTTCCCTCCAGTATCGCTGTTAAGTTACCGATTCCAGCCAATGTAGTTTTGCCTGCGGCAAGTGCGCGGCCAATAGCGGCTAGTTTCGCCATTCCTGAAACTACTGCCTTGCCATAATATATAATTCCACCTGTTCCGATGGCAGTCAGACTCCCAATGCCTGATAAGATTGTTTTGCCTAGAGTATTAATCACACCCGCACTTGCTAAGATGCCCTGTCCGACCATAATAGTAGTGCCATAATGTATTACTCCTCCCGCTTCCGAATATTCAATATGGAGTTTCATACTGTAAGGGGGATAATATTCGTAGGCGAACCAGTCGGCAGAATTTCCTTCTGTGGCACCATCATTTTCTATTAAAATTTGAATAGCAGTCGGGTCATAACTATCTGCTAATTCTTGTATTACCGACACAAGAGATGGAGACTGTTGCCACCCTCCTTGAAAAGTTCCGTCCCAATCTACACCTGCTGTAGTTCTAACTCTATTGTAGTGGTCTGCGGCACTGGTGATTTGTGCCGGAGATTCAGCCTTCTCAGTATAAATTTTGTATAATGCAACCCCTTCTTGGCCAGCATAGTATAATTCAATATAAGCAACAGTGATGGTTGCCCCTCCAAGACCACTAATTTCCGTAAATCTACCAAATGCCCGACATTTTCCACAAACCGAACTATTGCCAATCCGTATGATTGTTTCACCATCGCAAAACATAGAGCAATCTAAAGACGAGTAGGCATCACCATCCGCATAGTCAATCTGTTTATCTATAACTGCCATTTCGTTCCTTAATCAATGGTAACATGTAAATCCAAAGCGTTAATCTTGAATGTGTCGCCATTTGCTATTACTTTACTAACATCCAGCGGGCTATGCATCAGCATTTCCCCATCGGTAACGGCATCCATCAATGCAATATTGGTTACAGTTCCCCAATCTGCCGTAGCAGTAGGGAAGGTAACTTCAGCACTGTTAGAACTTTCCCCACCAGAAGCAGCCGATAATCCGGCAGGCTGTCTGGCATAAGAGCCTCCGGAGACTTCCACACCACTACCATCATCAGCAGTTGCCGTTGTGAATAGTGCTATATAGGCTGTTATTCCCGTAAAAGTTACACCCCTCATTATATTTATTATTGCATTCTCCATGTAATCTGAAAATTCCGCCATTGTCTTCCACCTCCTACTTATAAATAACAGTGAAGTCGGCAACAAGCCCACCAGTAAAGTCAAGATAAATGCCAGTTTCAACCTTACAGTCATATAACAAAGGTACGGGTTGGCATGAAATGTGAACTGCGGTAAGAAGGGTCAAAGCGCCAATAACTACTCCTGTATTATCTATACCGTCATATACTGTGCAAACACCAACTACAGTCATTCCATTAAAATTGATTGCATGTAGTACGCCCGGCCCTGTTAATACTAGGTCATTGGCAGCAACGTGTTTGAATTCCCATGGATAATCAATAGCTGAACCCATATTCTCCTCCTAGAATCCTGCCGAGATGAGAGGGAAAGGAGCAACCCCCTCACCCCGACAAGCAGATTTAGTATTGTCTATTCTCCTTTACAGGGCAGTTCCGCCCAGATAGGTGGCTCTCCAATCAAGCGTAACTCCACCAAAGACGTGTCTCACTCGATAGAAGATGTTATCTGTGGCAAAGTCTCCACTCATCGGATTGATTAACCCACCGCCGACTGTTACCTTGTCCGAAGACTTCATACAAATCTCTGGTCTCTCATGTCCTTGAAGATGTGCGAATTCCAGAGCAGCAATATCCTTCGGGTCTGCGAACAGATACCACTGAGTTGCTTGCTCAGCAGCATTGGCATATATCGACAGGTATGGGTCAACAATCAACTGAAGACCGTATTGAGCGATTACGTTGGTCATTGGGTAAGCAGCCGTGGCAGCAATTGCCGGTGATAGCCACATCTTGGTTGCCGAGGTTAGAATCTGACGAGCTGTGAACTCCAGAACCGGGGGTACGACAAGATATTTAGGCCGGTTCATGATTATCTCAGTCCCGTCAGTAACAGATGCCATCGATGCTACCCCTGCCTCAAGAGATGCGATAGTTAGAGCAGCAGCAGAAGTGTTGGGGTTGGCACCGGCATAAAGTGCGGCACTTCCAGCATATAGAGCCGTGACTATCCTGTGCTCAGTCCTTACGGCAGCCCGGGCAAACCTCTCAGGTGTATCCTTCAGTGCTCCCAGGTCGTCATTAATCATGGTCTCCCACGATATATCGAACTGACGGCCGTACTTGTTGACATTGAAGTAGTATTGATCCTCGCCCCTGTCGCTGGCTAGATACTCCCCTTTCTCAGCTACCCTCGCCAAAGCATCATCGCCACCACTC